TAATTCGCTTTAGCTTCCGTAGATTAGCTGGGTGATTCATGAAGTCTTGCGAATGAACATCGAGACCATACTTGGTAAGGATGTCAATACATACAATATCTGGGAGGATAGCAAAGGATCGATACTGCCTTTGTGTGGGTAGTGTCTCGTCCATTTTACGAGACTGTTCAGCGTACGCTTTATACGCCTCTACGTTCTGTTCTAAACAAAAGTCAGATTCATTTTCTTTTACTCTGAAGCTATTTGGGTTGTATTCTTGTGATAGTGTTTCCATTGTGTCTTTCTTTAAAATTCCTACATAATAGGCTCCCATTATGTAGAGCCTCTAAAATAAAAGGGGAGGATCGTCATCCAACCCCTTTTAAAGCTCACATTAAATGAGCGTAACCCTGATTAGGCTCCAGACAGACCGAAGATGAGGCCTGCGCCCTTGGGATTACGGCACTCAAGGGTACATTCCTCCACAATCTGGCCAATAATCGAGTCACCAAGCTGGCCGAGATCGACCTCTTGCATAGGACGCAGCGAGGCTACGCTGAACCACATTGGGTCATACACAAAAGCGCAGAAGTTAGCCGCCTGATCCAGACCAGCCACAGTGGTATTCGAGATACCCATGACGTAGTTAGGAACAACCATGATATCACCGAAGTCACTCATGTAAACTTCAACAGACTGACGCAGCTTGCCGTCAGCGTCGATGTTACGACGAACGTTCGAATCACCAGTGGATCCAGTAGTAGAACCAGCACTTTGAGCTTTAGCAGAGAATACGCGGCGATTGGCCGGGGACAGCATCAGCTTGGTAGCTTTACCACCATTCTCATAGATAGCTTGCATCACAGTATCAACGTGCGACAAGGCCAGAGAGGTCTTGTCAGCGCCTGTTACAGTAACAAAAGTACCAGCAACACCGCCACCCGGATTGGCAGGCGCGGTGTACTCAGCGGGTGTACCAAGGACATTGAGCGCTGTAGCCGGTGTGGTGGTAGCAGCGGTGTAGTTCACCCACGCTTGATAACCGCCAAAAGTACGGGTTCCAGAACCATTAGAAGACTGCCAGTTGTTCACCAGCGAGAATTCCACGTCACGACGAAGTTCGGTACCACGCTTCTTGAGTTGGTAGGCATATTCGTCGGCAACACCAGCTTGGTCTACAGCACGTTTGGTACCAGTAACGGTAACAGTCTTGCTATTGATTTGGGTGTAGTTGCCCAGACGGGTACGGAAGGGTTCGGCCGCTTGAGCAGCTTGTTGTGTGGCGTAAGATACACCCTCAGCCACAGCGCCTGCGGCGGGAGGGGCGAGTTCATCCATTATGTTAACAAAGATTCGTTAGATCCTTGCAATATTACTATTCTCAGTATTACTACTGAGTTCAGACTATATCTTCATCGTCAGCTTTACCTGTACGAGTAGGGCATTTCGAGATCACTTGATCCCTACAAACTTCATCTTCCGTTCTGGAAGGTATGTTTTAGTCGTTGAACCTTCAATCGAATTCCTTCGAAAGCTTGGCTGCTGATTGTCCACTTGGGAGTTTCCAGCAATTAACCCTATTACTTGATAAGTATTACTACTCATCCAAACCAATGTTATCTAGTTTGCCATTCATGAAATACTGCCGTAGCCTTGGTCTTGCCAATGCTAGACAGAAAAGGGGTTTCCAATTGTATTAATACTAGATCGTAACTCTAGTACAGTAATAACCTTTATGTTGTGTTCTTTTTCCAGATGCTACTCGCTGCATGCAGTTTTGGCGTAGCCCATTTGAGGCACACCAATCCTTTAAACAATTAGTTGTTTCTTTAAGACCATTTGGATGCGTTATTGTATAGATATACTTCATATTTCTTTCCCTGAGCTTATTTTTAAACTCATCAGTATGCGGTGTCCCAGGCTGGCCTTTGCACCGAAGAGATGTTGCTAGTTTAGACTTCTCTGTTGCTGGCGGCGGATTAAAACCGCCAATGCAAACATTCCATCCAATCCTAGCATTTGGTCTCAGTGCCCTTTCTAAGGATGCACAGCAAAATTTGCTGCCACTAAATATAATACTTTTAACGAGATTATCCCAGCCATACTTTCTCACAGCGCGATAGAAGATGTAATCTTTATTTTTGCTATCTACAACATGGCCTGTCATTCGTCTAGAGAAATTGTTAGTTATACCTATATAACCCTCTTGCATATCGCTATGCTCTTGTTTACGAATCCAATATACAACATATTGAGTCATTATTATAACTCCTATTTTGATTAATACTTCTCATAGTCGCCTATGAGTTTAGACTATATCATCACCCATCACTGGGGCTGGACGCTTCGGATACACTTGTACCCTACGGGTTTCATATTCTGTTCTAGAACGTTTACCCTAGTCGTTGAACCTTCAAAGATATTCCTATCTAAGCTTGGCTGCTGATTGTCTGTGTTTCCTTAACGCACAGAGATCCCAGCAATTCATCCAGTTATACATTACAGATTACTCTGTAAGGGGACCAAATTAATCCCGAGAGATCATGCTAATGAAGTTAGCGAGATCTTCTCGTTCACCTGCGTTTACAGAGTTACCAGTAGCCGAAGCCGAACGAGCGGCGGCTTTAGAGCCACCAGTTGCAAAGTTATTACCTGCCATATTATTTTTCTCCTAAATTAAGAATAAGATTAAAGTTTCTTACTCACCGATGAGATACGTTTTAGGAAGTCTAGACCGTCTTGAGTGGTACCTTGACCAGAAAGCACCTTAGCGCGGATGTTCTTTTCAGCCATAGCTTCCTTCTGCCGTTGCGGAGTCCCATTTTTCGTAGGTACCGATTTAACAGTTGGTGCAGCTTTGCGTTTAACCTCTCCGCTATCACGCGCAGTCTTTAGCTTTCGATAGTCATTAATGAACTTAACTACAGCGGGATCATAAACAGACTCAAGGAGCTGTTCAGGGATACCCTCTTTAATAGCAAACTCACGTACACTTTTGGCAACTTTATCTGAATAATCAGGGATCAGTTTAGTGATGTTTTCCCCGTACGCTTTCAGTAACTCTTGTTGTTTTTGTACCTGTTGCTCTTGTAGCTGAGTTGCAATAACCTGAATTTTTTGTTCACGACTATTTCTAGCTTTCCAGTACTTTTCTTGAACGTCTTCACGAGCTTCTTTAGCCTCACGGGCAGCATAAGTATCGCCGTCAGCCTTTGCTTTTTCGATTTCAGCAGACAGACGGTTGTACTCAGCGGTCAATGTATTTTCAGTAGCAAGTAGCTCTTCATGAACCACCGCCCCGATGTCGACCAATTCCTTCAGCTTTGTTTCTCGTAGTTGTTCAACTTCTTTTCGCTCATCAGCGAGTTGTCGCCCTTTAGAGGTCAAATGTTGATCAGTGGCGTAGCCCTTTCGGACTTCCTCCAATGTGACATAGCTTACCTTACCGTCAATTTTAACAGGAAGTTTGTATGTCCAGTCGATATCTTCTTCAGTTGGGAGTTCAGCATTCGGGGTAGATTCTTCATCATCCTTCGCATTTTCGTCACCTTCTTCAGTGTCATCTACTGCTTCATCTGATTCTTTTTCAGACTCTGCTGCATCCTCATCGGTGCTGTCTTCTGCAGTTTCGTCTTGAACTTGGCTATCTTCATCCTCTTCTGGTAGATCATTTTCTAACCCTAACAGCTTTGCAGCTGGTGAGTTTCGCATAATGTCATCTAGGGAAGTTGCGTTGTTCTGTTGTTCACCGTCGTCAAAACTCGCGCTTGATACTTCAGAGGCGGGAGTGCTGGTGGAGAGTGTGGGTAGCATAATTATTTATCCTTGTGTCTGTTATTTGGTTTTGGCTGCACGAACTGCTGCCATGCGATCTACCACATCTTGTGGTGTGTGGGTAGTGGCAATAACCTTATCCACTGCCTCAATCGCTCCTTGGATGCTGACAAGAGTACCGGCATAGTTTTGTGCTCGACCCGTACCACCATTTTGCCCACATACCATAAGCTCACGAAGGATCTCTTCACGGGCTTTAATTAGCACATCACGTGCTGCATCATATTTACTCATTATCTTCTGTTCCTTCTTGAACGTTGTTTTGTTTGTTGATATATTTTACATTGTTGCCATATGTTTCGATACCAATCATTTTTGATTTAAGTGAGCCGAGGGCCATAGCAGAACAGTACAGAAATTGTCTTTCTTTCTCTGCGTGTGGCTCGGTTTTAAGCCACGCAGTGAAGAGATCAGCAAGAATAGAACCGTAGGCTTCATTGAAGAATACCTCGCGTTCTCTACTGCTGAACTCTGCATGTCGTAGTGCATCTTGGCTATCTCTAAATGGCTCTACTTTGTAGCTACCATCTTCTTGCTGTTTAGGTTTCACTCTTCTCGTGAACTCCTCTCGATATTTATCCATAATCCCTCTTTAAAAATTGTAACGTAACGCTAAATTAGCAAACACCATAGGTTACAAAGCTGTTACGTAGGTTGCTCAGGTGCCATTGCTGGCCCAGGCATATCAGGTGGTGGTGTGCTGCCTTCTGGCGCTGCAGCTGAGTTACCGCCAGTTGACTTGATATACATATCAGCTATAGCCAGAAGCTCTTCGATTGGCTTTGGTTTAGGTAAATCGGTGCCCTCTTTTGCTGCGCTGATGTACAACTTGGCCCATTCTTGCTGCGATTTATCAAGAGCAACCATAAGCTGCTTAGTATTGTCTTGCATAGAGTTACGAGCTTGTACGTTAGTAAGGTCAAGTGTGGCTTGACGCTGGGCAATATCAATTTGCTTGATTGTTTCCTCGAGCTTCTGTTTCTTCTCGTTAGCTTGGATCTCACTCTGACGTGATTGTTCTGCTTGGTCAGCAAACTCGGGTGTGGTGTAGTCAACAAGATAATCAAGAGGATCAAGATCAAGAGCTTCAAGCGTTTTACATGCAATATGTACCGCAGCTGATGGGTTGATAGCCCCACCTGCACCGGACTGTTGTAGCGCTGGAATTAACTGTTGTCCAACCATAGTCATTTTACGAACTGTGCTACTGTTACCGTTTTCACCAACATCAGCGTCAATATACATCATCAGATCACTCGGAAGTGTACTCGGGTCAACCTTCTTAAACACATCATTTTGATTAAGATACTTAACTTCCTGGCCTTTGAACTTCTCGCGTAGCATCTTGTAGATGCCGTTAACAAGCCGTTTGAAACCGGTCTCAGCGAATCGTCTAGCCATGAACTGAATACGAACTTGAGCAGCTGACTGTGCTCGTTGCATCTTTTCTTCGCTATTTCCAGAGACATACAGAGTATCGTTCAAACCTTGGGCAGCTTTTGACAACCCGGTGGCCTGTTCTTTGTGCAACTGGAGCATTTCCAGAAGTGGTACTGTACCCTGACTGATAGTGTCAGGAGTCATGGCGGCTACTGCAGTATTTGGATTACCGTTCGTGGCGATAATCTGTTTTGGCTTCATATTCTGCAGTGCAGAGAAGTCTACTACGTTAGGATCAGCTAATTTTGGTGAGTAGTTAGTGAGATAAACATTTTCTACGAATCCACGGAGAATAGCAGTGGTTGCCATTGTAGTTGGTCGTACCATATCAGCAACAGAGAGTCCAAAGAACTCATGTGGTACTTCAAATGGGCACAGACTAGCCAACGGGATACAATCGGTATCCTCTTCCAGTAGAATCGTACCGCCAGCAATGATGAAGTGCTTCAATTCAGCAATACCATCACCGTCGCGGTCAACCCTGAGCCAGCATTCGATCACGGTGAGTTGGCGACTAGCTTCAGTGGGAAATAATTCGCGGGAATTACCACCAAGCCAGTACTCTTCACCTACGAGTCGCTTACGGGCAGCTTGTTCTTCAGTATATTTTGTGGCCCAATCATAGGAGCCGTCACCAATTTGATCCCAATCGATATCTTTAGCTACATCAGGAAAATACTTTCGTATTTCTGAGCGGGTCATATCAATTTGGATACCAACGAATGAAGCATCCTCAAGGGTGTGAGCATCCCTTGTGATTCTGAAGCTTTCTGGGTGAACATTCCTGATCTGAATTCTGGTCTTGTTGTGCTTTTTCTTTAGTCGCACGTCCTTATAGACCGTTACATAATCAGATTCACCTGTTTCAGGGTTACGCTTAAGTTCGCTATCGTACTTAAGCTTCCCAATGATCTCAACACCCTCTTCTGCTAGGAGAATATCCAAATTTTCAGCAGAAATGGACTCGTACTCATCAAAAGAGTACTCAAAATCTTCAACAAATTCCCATCTAACAATGCTATTCTTCCACAAAAGAGCTGCTTTAACCCACGAATTAAGAATAGCCCAACCATCATTCTGCTTGAAGATGGTATAGTTAACCAGATCACTGGCCGACTTTGCCTCATGAAAATCTTTTGGGGATTTACCTGCAGGGATAAACCTAGCAAGCTTGTTATTATTGAACATCAGTTCAGAGATGATTGCAGCATAACCTTCAACCGCTTCAACAGTGTCAGATGAGACAATAGTTGATACACCTTGTGGCGTTAGATGACCCATTGCCATCATTCCGTACTCTGTTGTAGCCTTCATTCTCTCTCTGGCCATGTCCGATGAGTTTAGGAAGTCGCCAACGCTATTCATTACTCCATTCTCGATCATCGCTAAGAGCTCTTCGTCTCCCACAACTTCGTAAGTATCAGAGTACTTCTCGTTCCGATTTGTAATACCTGCCATATTATGATACCTCCCTAGACCAAGTATACCCCTTGTGTTCCCACCCTTTTTTAATAGATCTAGAGATGTTCTGATCTTCAAAACCATTTCTTCTGATATCTGCTTGACCACAGAGCCTTATAGTTTCTTTTGTAGTTTTATTAAAGCCAATTACAGCGCCTTTATACATACTATTTTTGTTACCATAACCATTCGGAGGCGGTAAACCACCACCTTTAACCAGATTCCAGCCAATTACCTTTTCTGGTCTCAACATTTCCTCGACAAGACAAGCCTCTTCTTCGTCTAAATTATTAGCCAATATCGTCATAACCACATCATATTTCAGCATAGCGTTATATAAATGCAGACTAGAACCTTTCATTCTCTTGTGGTGCAGTATCCTAGCCCTCATATTGCTAGTGATACCGATATACCCCGATTTGTTATAGTCTTTGTGGTCTTTGGTATGTATCCAGTACACACAGAAAAGTTTACCCATATGTTAACATCCTTTCAATCATTCAGTCAGCCAACACATGGCTATTATTTATTATTGGTATACACTATTTCGATCGGTATACCGGCGATCAGACACATGGAAATTAATGAACTCGTTTCAGGTGAAGCAAGCTCTTTCTATTAGGTACCGGCTAATTTAACTCTTACGTGGATTAAAGTCTTTCGGAATCTTCTCACCAATTTTTTCTTGTGGGTAAACACGTTTACCTTGGGGTGTTGGTTTTACGAATGCTGACATCTGTTTCTTTTGTTCTTGTGTTAGTTTTAAATC